CGTAAGGCTGTGAATTATCCTATTCAAGGCTCAGCGGCAGAGATACTGAAGCGAGGACTGATACTTTGTAAAGACCTGCCTATGGTCCTACAGGTACATGATGAACTGTTGGTGGATGGGTTCATACCTGATTATAGGTTCAAACCACTGGAGGATATAGCTCCTTTTCATACACCAGTAGGAATTAAATATTTGGAGAGGTGGGAATAGTGCCAAAAGTATTGAATAAAAGGACAGATGTTATACCTCCAGATGCTGTCTATGCTGGTAGACCAGGTATTCATGGTAATAGATATCGCATCGGGCAGATGTTAGATGGTAGGAGGCTCACCAGAGAAGATTGTGTTCGGCTACACAAACAGGACATTCTATCTCACATGGAGAAGCACCCTGAGGAGCTATTAGAATTCCAGAAGAAATATTGTGGAAAAGATTGGGTATGTTGGTGTGCTCCTCTACCTTGTCATGCTGATGTCTTGTTTGAACTAGCCAATAAATAGAGACTCCCTAGGTTGCCTCTAAGGAGCCTCCCTGCTTACAAGCCAACATCTCTGGCTAAGCAGGTTGTTTAACAGGAGTGGAGGATGTTCGTTTCCTGTATTCGGACTTATCCCTTAAAATAGACCAAAACTCATTACGCCTTTCTAATCCTTCTTGTCTCCACCTAGTGGCTATTTCCAGATACATTCCTGCATTGGCTATTCGGTTCTGGGCTTCATTATTCCAAGCATCAGCCTTGTCCGTGTATCTGGCTGCCTCGGTGAGGAGGTCAGCCCGTTTCTGTTCATGGGCTCTGGCTATCAAATAGGCTCTTTCTGATATGGCTACCTGAACATTGGCATAATCCCTATACAACTCAGGAACATTGTCACCATCATTAACTTTATTTATTAGAGGTTCACCGACATCTAGGAAATCATCAGCCGCACTCAGGGCACTTGCCGCATCCGTCAACATGGAATCTTCACCAGTCCAAACATCTGCTGCATCGGACAGCTCATCATCCAAGGCGGTCATTTCTAAGGTTACCTTATCCAACGCTGTATCCACATAGGCTATGTCCGTAACCGCCTGGTGTTCGTATTTTACAGCCATCATTAACAGGGCATAGGCTCCAGCACCGATACAGATGACTTGGTCAAGGAAGGCTGGATAACTAGGAACAGTAGCAACTAACGGAGCAGTATGAGGTTTTTCATAGTAAATGGCTATATGCTTTTTATCCGTAAGTTGGGTTTGAGACTCTCCTGTTTTCTGACTACCTATATACATAAAGTCATTCCAGATATTATAGGATACCTTCTGCTGAGGAACCAAGTCAACAGGATATATCACATGGACTATCCTAATCATATCGGTTATAATAACTGATAGGTCTATACCCAGCCTAGACTTGGTGTAGCCGACTAGGAGGTTATCAACTGCTGTGATGGAGCCAGTGGAAATAATGGTGTACCTGCCATTTGAATAGTCCATGGTATAGTCAGTATCCCTGGTGTAAGTAGTCCCAGCAGGACTGGTAGTTATGGTTTCTGACTCAGGCTTGATAGGCTTATAAGCCAGGTCTTTCCACGTTCCAGCAGCAGGAGCAACAGAGGCTTCACCAGTCACAGTATAGTTTATGGTATGTTCATACACAGCCTCTAGTGGATAAAACCTGCTAAGGTCATCCACAGCCCTTTGAACACATCTGTCCAACTCACCATTAGACCACAGTGTTCCTGAATCCTTTAGGTCTATCCTTAACTCATCTTGGTATTCGTCAATATACCTTGTTAAAAAAGCCATATCTACCTCCTTATCTTATGAGCCATATCCTCACCCACAGCAGGGAATCTTGGTCGCCTCATGTCTGGTTGGGCTATAGCCTTCTCCAAGTTCTTGATTGCTGTTCCCAACCCAGCTTCAGGTCTAGCCTGCAACTTGTATTTCCTAGGAACATCAGCTTCTCTAAGTGGTGGTATAGTTAGCATTTCTCCTCCACAGTTTCCTTAGTCCCATTCAACCTCTGCAGGTATTGTATAATGCCCTGCTTCCTGTATAGCTCCTCTAGCACAGCTTTCCTCTGTGCCTGCAACTGTTGTAGCTGGTTATCAAGGATAGCTACCTCCTCCAGCTGTTTCTGTAATTCTGCCTTCACATCTAACTTCATTATTACCTCCTAGTTAGCATACCCAGCCAGTTTAACAAATGTATCACCAATCTTTATCCTGACAAAAGCAGTATTGGCTGGTAGGGTAGCTGTTGGAGTTCCTTTGGTAGCAACCTGACCATCATCTGGTAGTATGGCAAACCCAGCCCAAGCTACATTACCTCCACCAGCATCAACCGCTATACAGTAGGGTCCAACGGTGACAGTACCATGTAATGCCTGCATACAATGGAGCACATAGGCTTCTGCTACTGTCCTTGTAGAGCCAGAATCACTCTCCAACTTACCCTCATAAGACCTCATAGCACTGGAGAGATTCCCCGTAGTGCCTTTGAGGATTGGGTTGGACATAACACCAACTATTTTACTGCCAGCTATACCATCAGCGAATCTGGGTGAAATCTCAACTCCAGTCACACCTGTGGTTCCTCCTACACTGATGTTAGGTTTACTTTGCACAGCCGTTACATCACCACTAGTGGCTTCGTAATCTCTGCTATTCAACCTAACATTGTCAGTATCGGTTACAGTATCCAGACAGAAATCACCACCTGTGCATTTGAAATTGAATTGTGAGGCTAAGGTAATGACTATGTTGGTGCCATCAAAATCTATAATACAATCATCACCTGTGCCAAACAACAATTCCTGGTCGTCTATCAGGTCATAGTTCTCCACCTTCAGATTCATCTTGGTATGGGTGATTAACTCACCTGCTGATACTGCTGTTCCTGTTCCCATAATTTACCTCCTTTAATAAATACATTCATCGTAATTGCCAAAACCATAAACCCCATCTAATGGAGATTGGTAATAACAATCACTGTAGGAACCTACACCGTAATAGCCATACTGTATTCCATAAGCACACATTCCGTAGAGAGTAGTTCCATATATGCCGATAGGTAATCTGGCTGCAAATAATATCTGGGTAAATATGCCAGCAGGTATTCTAGGCCAACGCCTCTCTAAGTCCTCGAAGCTGTTATAACGTTTGCCTGTTTTTCCTCTCATCTTAATACTTCCCTAGTGGAATATCTGCTTTAGGTAAACAGAAGTAACCTCTCTCTAAAGACCAACTTAATACCTCATCAGGTTGGCAGCTAGGCAATGTTGGTATTGTTGGAGTTGGTTTTCCTGTAGGTACTATTAAACCAAACTCGGATGTCAATCCTCCTAGCACCATGTCCAGAGTGAAGCTACCTGGAACCCAACGATGAACTAGGCTGGACACTCTAATAGTGGCTATGGCTGGATAGAGACCTCCCTCAGTGGTGAAGGTTAAATCCTCACCATAACCAGTTCCCTCACTGTTGGTAGCCTTAGCTCTAAAATGATATGTAGTTGAGGGTAACAATCCAGTTGCAGTTCCTTGAAATGTTTGCCCAGTGGTGCGTGTTGTGGATACCTCTACACTGTCACCATAACTGGTAGTTAGTCCCCAATCAAATGCACAGGTACAGGCCTCACCACCATCATCGTCTAAGGTTCCATGTAGGAGGGCTGATACCTTAAGAACCGAAGTAGCAGGATTAGTAGTTACCAATGGTGTATAAGGTGCGGCTATGCCAATCCTTGTGTAATAATCAGCCAGACCTATACTATAAACCACGGCTAATTTGAATATACCTGCACCACCTACTAGGAACATATTTGTACCAGAGACACTACCAGCATCCCATTGTTCCTTATCACCTAAGGTTATGGTAGAGTTAGCTATGGTTGAGTATTGTGTTAGTCCAGGGTCCCTAATCAGTTGCGAGGAATCAGTAAAGGCATGGATGAATGTATTTGCACCTAGACCTACCACATCTATATGGCTAGGACCACTACCTGAAGGTGCAGCAGCATGGGTTTCTACCTTATCCCCAATGGTTATTGTTGTGCCAGAAATGGTAAGGATAGCGGCCAGTCCATGATAATCTACAAGGACAGCTCCAGTATTCCATGACAAGACAGCTTTGGTGTCCTCAAGCCTGGCTACAGCTTGCCAACGGGACATGGCATCATGCAGTTGTTTGACACTCCCAAAGTATGGAATTCTACCAGAAACTGTAGCCACTCTACCATATATCCTGGCATCCATATATTGGTAGTAAACAACCAGGAACTTATCATCAGTTAACCTGCAACAAACTGAACTCCTTATACGACCATCATAAAGTGATACAGGTTCGTCCGTGGTTATCGTTGTACCAGAAACCGTACAGACAGTAGACATTCCTTTATTACCAGCAGTATAATCATTGTAGGCTACAGCAAACTTATCCGTACCAAGTGAACAGCAAGACAGGTATGTAGACCAGTGGCTTATTCCTTCCACCTCACCGATTTCCCTGCTGGCACCAAAGCTAATAGTATTACCTGACACTGTACCAACCCTAGCAAGTATGGGGCCACTAGCAATACCGTTCATCCTATGGTGATGCAATACTACAAACTTATTTGTGTCCAACTTACAGAGGCCAACAGGATTTACCTGAGTTAAACAAGGACTGGCAAAAACATATTCATCCCCATAGGAAACTTCTTCCCCATCCACTGTTGCCACCAGCACTCTACCATCTAAGACATCACTGGCTCCAATCTTCACAAAGACATAGGCTATAACCAGCTTATTGTCATCAACCTCACATGAGACCATCTGTTGTCCCTGGCCTCCAGGAGTTTCACCACCATCACCTGTTACAACTGGAAATTCATACCTAGAACCCCATGCTATGTCAGCCATTGTCACCTCGCATCATAAACCCTAACCCTATCGTATAACTCCACCCTACAATCATGTGGGACTACCAGCCTACCAGACGTAATTTCAGCCTGTAATTTACTCTTGATGGCCAATGCTCGGTTGTCAGCATCAGCCTGGTTAGTTATCGTAGGAGCAGTGAATAAGCCGATAACCTCCATATACTTACTTATCTGGTCATCATCCTGTGCCTCACCAGTAATAATAAGCTCTGCTACCCAGCCTTCTTCCTGCTGGTTACAAAATACTATGATGTGGTTAGGAACAACTATATTCGTTACCTCAGCATACTCGTAAAAGAAGTGAGCCTGATTAGAATAGTAGGTTTCATCTACAGCGTCATCCTCATGTGGGTAAACTATTTGAAATACTAAGCCAGTCCTAGCCCTCAGGTAACAGTGGGTCATAGCCATCAATGTCTGGATTAAGGTATTAAAATCATCAAAGGCTACTTGGTTGGGAGAAAACTGAGGTATGAAGGTATTGATTATACCATCATCTTGGTCTGCTAAGGAGTCTAAGCTAAAGTTAAATCCTGTAGCAGTAACCAATTCCGTCTCTATAAGGGTTCGTAGGAGATTGTAAATAGCTTGGGTGGTGTAAGGAGAATCATTATAAAGTGGAGGACTACCAACCCTCAACAACTGTTCTCCCATGAGAGACCATGCTCCTTCTAGGGTCAGGACTGATGCTAGTTTTCCTTCCATGGAAATATTGTATTGGGACTTCACCCACAGACGGGCTGACTGGACACAATCACCACTATCTCCATAGCATATTTGGATATGGTAACCAGTCAGGTCTACCACTGCCCTATCACTGTTGTTTAGGATAATAGTGGCATAGTCGTTATAAGGCTCCTCATGGTGTTCTACCAGTTTCTTCCTATCAGTGTAGTTGACAGAACCACCTGCAGGGTTGCGGAATATCAGCCCAACATAAGGAGTCCTTGAGGCTGCTTCCTGAGCAGTTTGTAATGATGAACTGATGGTTCTCATAACTAATCATAACCACCAGTTACTTCCATATCAGTTGCTTCAAAGGTTCCTATCCTAATACCAACATTGAGGGTGATAGGTGGGTTAAAGTTAAATACCTCTGTATGTTTAGTGGCTACCTTGAATGTAGCTACTTCACTACCTGTACCACTGGTAGCATCATTGAGGATTACATGTTTTGTCGCCGCATCATTGTTATAAACGATTAACCAATGCAATAAACCATCACTGGCTTTGATATTACCAGCAGAGGTTAACCTAGTATATTTAGCTCCTATCATAATTGCCTCCTTACCTTTGTGTACCTTCACCTAGCGACTTGCCTAAACTTTTAGAATTTATTAGGCAAGCTATTTCACTAAACACCTTCCTGGCCTCTACATCTGATGAATCTACCGAACAAAAACTTTTTACCATCAATGCAAGGCTTTTCTTTATTACTAGGAAATCATAGATTTGGTCAATTATTTCCAATAGCTCACTATGAGTTCCCCAGTTTACTCTATATGCCATAATGGCATTGTCTTTGGGCTGCTTAATATAAACATCACCCCCAAATCTAGGTACAATCCAATCAGATAAAACCTTGTCAGTAGTTGTAACCTCTAATTGGCAATGGAAGGAATTATTGGACAAATTCGGCCTTGGTCTAAGGCTAAAATGTCCTTCACCATCTACAATACCAGCAAAGTATGCTCTTTCCTCAACGCTGAGTTCCTTCACCTAAGCTCCTCCCCGTTTTATCCCTAGCTATGCCATAAGCCATTCCTGCACATTCTTTTTGTTCCTTCCCCTCACCCATACATTGTTCTATGGATTTACTTATAGCCTCCCTAATAGCTGTTGTTGGGCTATCTGGTGTTAAACTCTCTACGGCTAATGGACTCATTTCTTCACCTCTGCTTTCTTCTCCATATGCTCTATGAATCGGGTAACATAAACAGATGCACCCTCAATCCTAAGGATGGTAGCCTGAGCATTGGCTACTATTCCTTCCTGCTCGGAAAGTGCTTCCTTCAGGTCTTGCTGGTCTTTCCTAAGTTGGCTAAGAACTGACACTCCCATTGCTTCTCCTTAACTGAGAGAGGCAGTTGCCCACCTCCCACAGTTTTAGGTTTGTTAATCAGCCAGACTGGTTCCCTCATAAAGGGCAATATATCTAGCGTTGGCATTGACGATAACCTTGATATAGCCCCTTACTGTTCCACCTGGGAGGCTTAGCTCCGTAGTTGGGTCATCGTTCCAAACACCTGCCTCAGCACCCTTTAGCTCCATAACGGACTCCCAAGCATTATACTCACCCTTGTTCACCAGGATAACAGTTGGGCCTTGGGTCACAGTTCCACGCACATTACTCATGGCTTCAAGCACAGCCATTACTGATGTAGTTCGGGTAGCGTTTGTGCCTGTTTCCAACTTGCCCTCAAAGCACCTCATAGGGCCTGCGGTGGTTGCCGTTGCGTCAGTTTTAAGGATTGGATTAGAGTAAATACCAACTATCTTTCCACCACTAATACCAGCAGCAAATCTCGGAGAAGCCTCAATACCAGTTATACCTGTAGTTCCACCCACAGATATATTTGGCTTGGTTTGAATCGCACAATGTTCACCACTGGTTATGGTATAGTCCCTACTGTTTATCCTATAAGGAGCATCATCCTGGCTGAGTTGTTTATTGCCGCCTACGGACATTACCTTGCCACTATACTCTGTCATCTTTTACCTCCTTTTTAAGTTTTTACTAGGCTATTACAGCAGCTTCCGCTATATCGTGGATTCTGCTTAAACACGGGGTTGAGCCTAGAAGCACCGTGCCATAGGAGTTCATTCTCATTCCTGCAGCATTGTAATCTTCTAAGGCATCAAACAAGACCAACTCATAAAGGTCACCCTCGCCTTCAGTTCCACCATAGGCAAATGTAATACCAGGTTCCTTAGCCAGGACATTACCGTATTTGAGACCAAATAGGGATGACTCATCACCACCAGTAGAAGCCCTTATGTTTTCGGTGAGGCCAGTACCAGTGTTGGTCAATTCGGTCTTTAACAGGTAGTCAGTCCTAACAATCGGTATACCCATCCAATACATTATTGGCATACCAATCTCGTTCAGACCTCTGGTTAACAGGCTGATGTCACCATGGGAGTAAAGGGTATCACTAGACCATATTCCCTTTTCTGAGTAGGCAGCATCAATACGGATACCAAGTGCTGGTGCAACCCAAATCTCATCACAGCCAAACTTCATGGCATCAATTAGTCGCCTGAGTAAAGCAAGGCTGAGACCTGTGCTACCCTCTTGGTCAAGGTTAAGGTCTGAATTGGTTAACACTGATGCTGAGTTTGGTGTACCTCTCTCGGCTACCAAAGCATGGAGACCATCGAACTGGGTTGGTGAGCCTCCATAGGTGGTATCCCCATAAATAACACGGTCACCAATCTTCCGCTTCAGACCCTTCTCACATTCCAGCAACATCTGTGCCCTGTAGTCATTAAAGGTGCCATAGATGTTCTGAACATAGCGGTCTAGTTTCCTCTGGATATACATATACCTTAAGGTGGATTCCAC